AGGGGGAACTGGCTCGCTGATGCTCGCCACCACTACTATTATTAATAACTAATGTGTTTCTAAGTAGTATTTAAGCGAACATTGATAATATAATGTTTAATATATATGTGATCATCACAAATTTTTCTAAAAACTATGTATATATACATGTCCTAAAATAACTAACTAACTAACTATTATGTATATAGATATATATATCTATATCTATATAAATTAAAATAGAAAGATTTAAATAGTATGTATATGTATATAAATCATGCCAAATAAACAAATTTATCTAGATCAAGAATTATTTGAATACTCGAAGATGGAATCAAATTTCTCAAATCTTGTTTCAAGACTTTATCGAGATTACATTAATTCTAAAAAATCTCTTCAGGAATTGAAAACTGAGGAAGAAAAATTGAGGGAAGAAAAACAGAAATTAATTGATGAAACAGATATTGAATTAAGAAAGATTGAATTACAAGTTAAAAAAACAGAAGATGAAATTGAAGATTCTGAAAAAGTAAAAGAGGAAAAAGCACACAAATTAGCAAATAAAATCTCAAATTGCATTCAAAACACAAAAGAAATTTTTAACATTGAAATTACAGAAGAACAAGCAGTTGAATTTTTAAATGGAGATTACAGAGATATTGCTCAATATTTACTAAAAAAGGAGTTGATTTCACATGAAAACAAAGAGATGTTCGAAGTGTCAAAAGATAATTAGAAACAAAAATAAATCCGGACTCTGTTCATATCATTACAGATGTGAATTTCAAAAATCACGATGGAAATTAAACCAAATAAAGAAGATCTTGAAAAGTTGATTGCAACTGGAAAACAGATAATAGAAAACGCATCAAAAGACATTGTGATGTGGAATGCAATAAAAAATCAAGCTGAGAAAGATCTTAAAAATGCCAAATAAAAATTACATCAAAGGTGTAAGGAAAGAAAGAAGTCTAGTAAACTCATACAGAGAGTTAGGAGATATTGCATTTAGAAGTGCAGGATCTCACTCTCCGATTGATGTTTGTGCAATTGTAATCAAAGATAAAAAGATTTACTTTTATCAATGTAAACCTGATAATTTTTCAGAGAAAAAAAGACTAGAAATACTTCAAGCATTAAAAGAATTAAATGGAACTTATGAAGTTCTTTTCACAGTAATATAATGGCAGGAAAATGGAACAAAAAACCCACATCAATGGACTTGAGAATGTATGTCAAGAGTTCAGACGGGATGGACCAATGGCAGAAAGAAGCACTAGAAGTGAATGGAAACCTAAGTATTCGAGCAGGTCGGCAAGTGGGAAAGAGTACAGTTATATCCCGAAAAGCTGTGAACTTTGCTCTTTCCAATCCTGGTGTAAAAGTTTTGATTATAGCGGCTGCTCAGAGGGAAGCGAGCTTTTTGTTCGAGAAAGTGAGAGGAGAAATAGAAACTATTGAATTTAATGTTTTTGCAGAGAAACCAACACAAACAAAAATACTTCTAAAAAATGGATCTGAAATACATGCACTTCCAACAGGAAGAACAGGATTTTTAATCAGAGGTCAAACAATTGATCTATTAATTGCAGATGAAGCAGCATATATACCCGAGTTAGTTTGGTTATCAGTAATCCCAATGATTGCAGTTTCAAGAACTACAAGAGGTTTTGGGTGGATCTGGCTTTTATCAACTCCATTTGGAAACTCAGGATATTTTTATGATTCATTCAGAAATCCTGAATTTAAGAATTTCCATATTTCAAGCGAAGAATGTGTCAGAATCCCAAAACAAATGCTTGAAGAAGAAAAAAGAAGATTATCAAGAAATGAATACATGCAAGAATGGGCAGGGGAATTTATTGATTCAATTGACAAATTCTTCCCAACAAAATTAATAAAAGAGTGTGTTGATGATTTTGATCTAGAAGTTCATCAATTTAGCAAATATTATTTAGGAGTTGATGTTGCAAGATATGGAGAAGATTTAAACGCATTTGTAGTAACTGAATTAATGATAGACGGAAATATCAGGATTGTTGAATGTTTTACAACTGATCGAAGAGCATTAACTCAAACAAGAGATGAAGTTATGAAACTGCACACTAAATATTCGTTTAACCGAATACTTATTGATGATACAGGTTTAGGTGGTGGACTTACAGACATGCTTGTTGAGAAATTTAAAAATAAAGTTATTGGAATAAATAACAAATCAAGAAGTGTTGATAAAACAAAAAAGAAACGCATGGTTAAAGAGGATCTTTATTCAAATGCATTAATTCTAATGGAACAAGAAAAGTTGAAAATGATCCCGGATCTTGAACTTTTTAGAAGTCTTGATACTGTAAAATTTGAGTATTCTGAAGAAAAATCAATAAGAATTTATGGAAAGAACACACATCTTGCAGAAGCTTTTGTCCGTGCATGTTGGGGAATAAGAGAGAAAGGTTTAAAAATATACATACATTAACATAATATCACAGGATTTCACAAAAATGGCAACTAGACTTTATGAATATGCAAATACAGAAACTGGTGGAGCAACATCTCAACAATGTTATGATGCATCACTTTATCCTGAATATAATTATTTAGGTCAATATGTAAAAGTTGGACTTGTTTCAACAAATGAACCATTTAATATTGATAAAATAAGTCTATACTTAAATAAAATTGGAACTATCACAGGAAATTTAATTGTTGAAATAAGAACTGTTTCAAGCAGTAATCCAACACAAATTGTACAATGTTCAGGAACAATAACTTGTGCAAGTATAACTGCTCTAGGTTGGTATGATTGCGATAATTTTGCGGGAGATACAACTCTACTTGCAGGAACAGAATATGCAATAATAATTTACACAAGTGAAATTGGAGATGATGCAAATACTATATTGTGGAATGGAAGCGTAACTTTATCTTACGGAACTGTACCTCAAGATTATGCTTATAACTCTGGAGATAATGGAGTAAGTTGGGGAAATATTGTTGATTCAAATACTCTATCAACAGGATTCTTTAAAATATATGGTCAAACATTTTTAGGTACTCTTTGTACTTATCAAGATGTTGTTAATAAAGCAGGTGCAGGAGCAAACTCAACAGCAAAAAGTGTAACAAATGTTTCAAATTATGTTAAACAAGCAGAAAGTGTTGTAAATGATAGAACTAGAAAAGATTGGACAACATTATATTCATCATTGAGTTCAAATAAAAAATATATTTTAAATGAAATTGTTTCAGATTTTGCAGCAATAAAAGTTATTCAATATGATATGTCAGGTTACACAACAAGACTAGAAGCTGTTAGCATGATTGAAGAATTAAGAAAAGATGCAGAGAAATTAATTCAAGAATTAAAAGACGAGGATGTTCAGAAATTCATAATAGCATAATGGCAAACAAAGATATTTCAAGTGCAGAGTATGGAGATATGACAAACACAGTTACAGATTTCTCAGTTAGTTCTTTAGATACAGATGGAGCAACAGGATATGGAGAAGTTACTTATATACCTTCTTGGACAAAATGGAATGGATATTATAAAACAATTCCTGAACTTCAAGCAGTTATCGACGCGAAAGCAAGATGGACAGTAGGAAAAGGATATAAAGCAGATGAAAAAACAACTGCAACTCTAAAAAAAATTAAAGGTTTTGGAAAAGATTCTTTCAATACAATAATGAGTAATGCAGTTAGAACATTTACAATTTGTGGAGATTTCTTCGCAGAAATTGTAAAAGATAAAGCAGGGAGATTGATAAATCTTAAACCTCTAAATCCAGGAAGCATACAAATTGTTATAGATGAACTTGGAACAATTGTAAGATATGAACAAGTTAATAAAACAAAAAAAGTTATAAAAACTTTTGATAAAGACGAGATATTTCATCTTGCATGGAATAGAATTGCAGATGAAATGCACGGAATTTCTACAATTGAAAAGTGTGAGAAAATAATTTTAATGAGAAATGAATCGATGGAAGATCTTAAAAAAGTTTTCCACAGATATGTAAAACCGATCCATGTTTTCAAACTAGACACCGATGATGAAACAACAATTTCTGCATTTAAACTAAAAGCAGACAAAGCAGTTGCAGATGGAGAAAATTTATTCATCCCAAAAGATGCTGTTGATATGGAAAGAGTTTCGATTCCTCAATATTCAACTCTTGATCCTCTTCCATGGTTATTACTTCTTCAAAGATTCTTTATAATGTCTGAAGGAGTTCCTGAATTAATTCTTGGACATAGTGGAGATACAACCGAAGCATCTGGAAAAATGCTTTATCTTGCCTTCCAACAAATGGTAGAATACAATCAATTATTCTTGGAAGAACAATTAAAACTTCAATTAAATATCGATGTTGAATTTGAGTTCCCTGCATCAATAGAACCTAGTCTTTTAGAAGATCAGAAAAAAGATTCAGGACAAATAAAAGAAATGAATACAAACCCTGTTAAAGATGGATAAAGAAATAATTTGGAATGTTGTAAATGCATGTCTTGCATCATTACTAGTAATGCTTGGAGCTTGTACAACTGGAAATCTTAACTCACAATCAATATTTATGGCGATTATTGCAGGTTTAATCGTAGGTGTTAATCAATTTAAAAGTTATTGGGATTCTGAGAAAGAAGAATATTTAGGGAAAAGATTTTCTTTTGTTTAGAAACATTTATATACTAGTGAGTGTGTAAGATATTATGGAAGAAGAAAAAGTTCAAGAAGAAGCAAAAGTTGAAGAAAAAGTTGATATTATAGAAGTTGCAAAAAAGAGAACAGAAGATCTTAAAAGAGCAAATGAAGAACTTGAAGCCCAAATTAAGAAACATGACAAACTAGTTACAGAAGCTTATGTCAAAGGAAATGCTTTTGCAGGTCAAAAAGAAAGAACAGCAGAAGATGATGTAAAAGATGAAGCAGAAAAGATCGCTAATGCTCTTGGAAGATCATTTAAATAACAAATCAAAAAACAAATCTCACTTCGTTCGATCAGACAGTTTTTTGATATATAAATAATGCCAAATAAAACAATAATAACAATTATCATCATTACAGCGATAATAAGTTTTATTGTTGGATATGGATTGGGATTTACAAGTGCAGTAAACTTTGGAGTTAAAGTTGCTTCAAAATTAGTTCAAATGGAAAAAATAAATATTTCAATTGATGAAAAAATGATAAGTAATGCAATAATTCAATATAAAAACAACATTGGAGGATGTTTATTCATAGAAGATGCACCTATACCTAATTTCTAGAGGAATAAAGCATGATGTTGATCGGTTCATAACAGAACTACAAGGAAAATATCTTCCTTTCAAATATCCTGATAAAGACGGAAATATGAAAGATGTAATGGTTCAAGTTGGAGTTCGCCCAATTCAATTATGGGAAGTTGTTTTCCCTGAAGAACATAAAGATATGATGTTAAATACTTTGTTTCAATCAAATCCACAAGGTGCAACTCAACATAAAAAACACAATAAATTTATCTTTGCAATAAGAAAAATACTAGGTGTTGATCCAATTCCTGAATATAAAAAAGACCAGGTAATGCCAATCTATTTAAGAAATACTGAACTTTCTGCAATTGGAATTAAAAAGGATTATTGGAGAAATTTTAAAACAGGAGAGGCAATTAATGATCCCACAGAAGAACAAAAAAAAGAATTTTTTGAGGCTCTATGATTTCTGAACTTAAATATAAAATTTGTTTGTATAAAAGATATTTTGAAACTGGACTTAGTATCACAAATTATGCAAAATACTTAATTGTTTTCTTTGCAATTGCAGATCAAAACCTATTTACAATTATGATTCTTGGGATTACTTACGGAATTTTATCTTTCTTTCTAGGTTGGGCATGGTTCAGATTTGGATTTATGGTTGCAGAAACAGAAGTCACAAATAGATACAATTTGTTTGTTAATGAAATGAGGAAAAAGTTTAAATAGTCTATAATCATGGTAAAAATATGGAAAAAGTAAATTGGCTTTGGATTTTAGTTGCAGCATTACTTGCAGGTATTCTTGGAGTTATGATAGGTTATAGCTTCATGCCTGATAAGATTGTTGTAAATGAAAAACTAGTAAAGGCAAATTGTACAGCTACAAAATGCATAATGCCAACTTGTGAGAAATGTAAGGTTTGTCCTGTTCCTGAAAAGTGTACTTATGAGAAAGCAAGAAACCAGGGAATAGAGGATAAAAAGGCAGAAGTAAAAACTAAAATTTTTACAATGACTAGTACAAGAAGTTGTAAAGACTATCTTGCAAACAGCAAAATATCTAAACTTCCGTCGTGTCTTGTTGGAAAACAAATCACAGGAACAGAAGATATTAAAGAAGGTTGTTTAATTTCTTACAAAATTGGATTCTGTTAATAGGTATACCGAAAAACGAAACATTTAAATAGTTATTATTTATAGATATTAGCATGGCAAATGAAGCAGTGATTATTAATTTAGGACCTAATGGAGGTAACCCTGTAACAAGAACCGTTGCAGATGGAGTTTCTATTGAGAAAGGATCATTACTAATGTTAGTTGATCAAAATACTGTTTCAGGTGCAAATACAACAAAAGGAGTTACTTTCGGAGGAATTGCAGCAGAGGAAAAAGTTTCAGGAGATGGAAGTAAAACTATTTCATGTTATACAGAAGGAGTTTTTGATTTAACAACTTGTGCAGATGCAGGAATAACTGTCGGACAACAGGTTGTTATTAGTGGTGCAAATACAGTAACTGTTGGAACTTTACTAGGAATACTTTCAGGTGCAAATATTGGAATTGCAGAAGAAACTTCAACTGCAAGCGAAGTAATAAGAGTGAGGTTAAGAGGATATTAACATGGCAGATACTGTTGGAATGCAAGATATTCGAGGGGAAACCATCGAAAGAACTGTTAAAGGTTTTGCTTTACAGGAATACAAATTTAAACAGGTTTGTAGTATTGTAAGAAGTAATTCTTGGAAAGAATCATATTATCAAGAGGGTGCAACTGAATTAGCAGGTGGAACTGGAAGTTCAGTTAGAGGAGTACCAAGAGGAGCAAGTTTCCCTTATGGAGAACCTAATTGGACAAAACAAGCATCTTATTTAGAAAAGTATGCAATGGAAGGAGTAATCTTCATGGAAGATGCTCTTACAGATGAAATTGATGTTTCTGCAAGAACTCTTTTAAGAATTTCAAGAGCAGTTGCAAAATCAGTTGATGATCAGATCTGGAGTGCATTAACAACTGCAAGTGGAGTTCAAACATTCACAATTGATTCAGGAAAAGAATGGGATGGAACAGTTGCAGCATCAGGAGCAAACATTATTGATAATTTAATGAGGGCTAAAGAAATGTTTATGGATTACAACTATTCTTCACAAAACATTTATCTTCTTGTTAATCAACACGATCATAGAAGTATTGTAAGATATCTTTCAGATAAAGGTGCACAATTCCCAACAATCGCTACAAATGTTACAACAAATGGACTTGCAGGAAATCTTGTAGGAATGAAGATTGTAGTTTCTCCTTCAGTTGCAATTAGTGGAGCATTAGTTGTAATTGGAAATGAAGCAGCAACATGGAAAGAAGCAGTTCCTTTAACTGTAAAAACAATTGATGATCCAGGAATAAAAACAACTGTAAGAGCTTGGGAACTTGGAGTTACACAAGTACCAAATCCAAAAGCTATTGTATGGATTAAGAATACCCGTACAACTAGTGCTTAATTCTTGTTTAGAAGCTCACAGTAGAAAGATTTTTAATGTCTGAATGTATTTCTATTAGATATGGTACTAATTGAGAAAGATAGAGGATTTTTGAGAGATGAAGGCGGAGATACAATTGTCTCTGATAAATTGTATTATGATGAACCTTCAGACTCAGTTAGAACTGGACAAACAATTTCAAATGCACTAGATATTATAAATAAAGATTATGTTGATGGAATTAGTGGATCAACAATGTCAATAATTAACCATCTTTCTGGAATGTTCTTAGAACTTAGTGGAGCAAATGCAGATAGAACAATTAATATTGGATCTCAAAATTTTGAAACAAATGGAACAATATCAGGGGGAAATATTTTAATAAGAGGAAATGTAAGCGGTTCAGCTATAATAAGTGGAGGAAACATAATTTTTAGTGGAGATATAAACAACACTTCAATAAACAGCATATTATTCGATAGTGATCGAAGATGTTTAGTAATAGGGGAGATAAGTTCATATGATGCAAATAGAACAGGAAATTTTATTATTTATGGGACTGATCCACAACTTCCAGGAATGGAATGTTTTCAAAAATCAGATTCACCAAGTAATGGAGCAAGATTTGAATTTTATAGATCAAATGCAACTGGCGGAGCAGCAACAAGCGGAGATTACGTCAGCTCAATTTGGGGAAATATTTTTGATGGTTCAACATTTAGAAAAACAGGAGGAATACATATTATTAGCGATGGAGCAGTTTCTTCAAATAATTGTCCAATAAGACTAGAATTTCAAACATCTCCAAATTCAATAATTAACCGAAAAGTAAGATTTGTAATAAAATCTAATGGAGATATATATAATAATTTGGATAACCAAAAGTTTTATAGTGGAACTGGACAAGATGTTTTTATCGAATATACTGGAACAGTTTGGAATTTTGATATTGCAGCAGCAACAACAGAAATTGTTTTTAATAATTCTGGATTTGATACAAACTTTAGAATTGAAGGAGATACAGAAGCAAACTTATTTTTCTGTGATGCAGGACTAGGATTTGTTGGAATTGGATGTAATACTCCAACTGCAAGACTTGAAGTTTCAGGTGGAAATATTGTAACAAATAGATTTGTTTCAGGTGCAGGAATATTCTCAAGTCAAACAATAAGTGGACAAAATATATTTTTACTTAGTGGAATGAATATTTATTCTGGATCTACAACAAACAATTATATTAATATTGGAAGAAACTCAGCAGAAAAATTCGGAATAAGTGTAGATGATAACAATTGCATAATGAATTTTGTTCAAGATCAGGATGAAGATACAATTCACACATGGCAATTTGATTTCTCAGGAGTTGGAGCAATAAGTGGAGCAAATTATTCTTTCAGGATTCAAGATAAAGAAAAAATAAAGATAATTTCAGGTGCAACAATATTCACAGATAAGATTTCAGGATCATCTATTGTTTGTACTGGAACAATATCAGGATCAAACATAAGTGCCGCAATTGGAAAAATTACAAATTTAGGTGGATATGCAGTTTTAATGGTTGCAGGAGAAAACATTTCAGGTGGCCATGTTGTAATGGCATCAAGAAGTTATAACAATTATGTTTTAAAATGTGGAACAACCGACGGAACAGATGGTAGAGATATGCCAATAGGAATTGCAGAAAGTGACGCAAGTTCGGGTGCAAATGTTTATGTGATTACAACTGGAATTGCAAAAATATGGAATGATGGAGTAAATAATGTTACAACTGGAGATCATGTAATAACCTCTGCAACAATATCTGGATGCACACTTAATTCAACTATTCCAGATGTTCCTGCAACTGCAAATCATTGGAGAGAAGCAGGACACGCAATTGAAAGCATTTCAGGTGGAGCATTGTTTAAAGCAATAATTCACTTTAATTAAAATTAATGGAGGTAAAAATGAATTTCCAAATTCAAACAAAACAAAACATTGAAGTAAGTTCAGAACAACTTGGAGCAAAACTTGAAGAATTAAAAAGTTCAGGTGCAGAGATAATTAGAGTAATTCCAATTGAATCTACTGAATCAACAGCGTCGGAATAATTCTTAAAACCGAAAGATATATAAAGACTCACTCACTTAATATATTAATCTTTTCAGTTGGGGTGGATAACCACACCCCGACTTATTAAGATAAAAAATAAAATGGAACAAGAATTTAATTTAAGTGAACATATAACTGAACTTGAAGAGGGTTTGGTTATTCATCCAGATAAAGTAAAAGAATTTATAAAAAGATTGAAAGAAAAAACAAAAGGTTCAATTAATGGAAAAGTATTTTGCGATATTATAGATAAACTTGCAGGAGATAAATTGATATGAAAAAATACCTTTTTATCTTCAATGAAGAAATAACAGAAGAACAAGCAAACAAATTCATTAAAAATTTATTTAAAAAAAGATACACAACAACAAACATAAAAGTTGAAATATTTGAATTAGGAAAAAAAGGAGAGATAAAAAGAATATGAAAGAACTAAGATTCACACTTGGAGAACAAGCAAACTTTATCAGAGCAAAAGAACATTCAGAATTAACATGGAAAGAATTCATGCAATATGTCGCTCAATTGTACTGGAAAAGTGAACTTGGAAAAAGACACAAAGATTTAAAATTATAGTCCTAGGGAGATCGGGGAATAATCGCCCCGATTTTATAATCATTAAGATAAGGAGGTTAAAAAAGATATGGAAAACAAAGAAACCAAATCAAAAGAAATACTTGAAATCATTGCAATAAATGAAAAGAATTCAAAAGCAGGAAGAATATATTATTCTGTTGAAACAGATAAAGGAAACTTCTCTTGTTTTGAATTTGATCTAGTTAATGATTTAAAGAAAGCTTTTGGAAAGAAAGTTCAATGTGAAGTTGCATCAAATGATCGTGGATTCAAAAACATTCGTAAAGCTTTTGGAGTTATTGAAACTGAAAAAGTTAATATAACAAAAAAAGAATCAAATGGAAATGGAGAAATCCAAGAAGCAAGAGCAATGAAAGATCAATCAATTTACACAAGTTATTGCAAAGATATTTTTGTTGCAATAAGAACTGATCCTGAAGCAAAGGATTTGAAATCTTCAACAATTATGCAAGTTGCAATTGAACTTGTTAAACAAGCAAAAGATGCTTTCAAATAATTAATCAAGCAAAACTTTTTATTTTTTTTATTCTTATTCTTATT